AGCTCCGGACACTTTGGGCATTCCGGGCAGCGGTGTATCGCCGAGCGGAGCCCATAGCCGATGCAAAGCGAGGCGACTATCACCGCGACGGCAAGCGCTAATTTAATTTTGTCGTTCATGCGATTTTTTCCGGATAAGGTTCAGAAAACAATTCCGCCTCTTTGCCCCGCCTGGTTGTCAGACCCGTCATTTCCATCAATTTACCGTTGATTATGCCCTTGTTCCATCGCCGAAGCTCGCCGGGCACGGCCGCATAGTTTCCCTCGTTGATCTTTCGTAGCCATGTGCAGGTTTTCTCATTGAGCCGTCCGACGCCCATGTTAAACGTCCACGACACCAGCGCGTCAAATTGATTCTGGTTAAGCGGCACCCGCACCGCGCGCTCCACCTCCCGCGCTACGAACATAATATCGAGGGCAAGCGTGGTATTCGCCCGGTCTATCGTCCACGCTATTTTCTTATCCGCCTCGGTCACAGGCCCCTTGTGCATCAGGTGCCCCCACCCGATAGTCGCATGCCCGGCAGGGCAGTCGTAGGGAACGAGGGAAAGGCTCTCGCTGTCCTTGATCAACTTTTCGGCGTTTGGAGAAGCGATCATTGGCTATTTGTCCTTCGCCCACCGGATAGAGTCACGAACCCATATCGACCTTGCCTTTGAGTATTCGGCGGGGGTCATCGACTCTTCTTGAAAGTATCGGCTGCGCATATTGTCCATGGTGATCCTGTCAAGCTTCGCCAGTATCATGCTATCGATAGGGCTTCGCCTTGCGCAAACAATACTGTCGCAGGAATCCGCCACGCGTTCGGCCCTTACGGTTATTCTATTATCAATGGATATTTTTACCTGGTTCGTTCCGGCGATGATCAGAGCCCACACGCCGCCCACAGCTACGACCGTGACGGCTATTAGGTAGATCTTTTTTTGCAATGTCCAGAATTTGGTCTCCATGGCGTCTCCAGGCATGTTACTCCCCCGTTCCGGTTACCGCGACGTACCCGCACCGGCAATTTATTATCTCTTCCGGCGGCCCGTTTGGGTCGCGGGGGTACCGTAGGCCGTTTGCAAACTGCCCTTGTATCTCGATTACCTCTCCGTCGACAGCGGCGTGGGACTCCCGCACGCGATCATCCTGCGCAGTCACCCATTCGATTTTCTCTATGCCCTCGCTCTTGAACATGTCGAACCGCGACATCGAGGCGATGACCCCCATCTCCGTGCGCGCGATAGTCAGGCTCGACGACATCCCGCTGAGGTCAAAATCCCCGTGCGGCGCCGGGGCACGTCCCATACGTACCTCGTATACGGCGTGTACCGCTTCCTTGACCTTCTTCGCGGCCTCGGCCGGCGTCAGATTGTCCGCAAGCGATTGCTTGATCGTCGCGTCGATCGCGTCGCGTGCGATGTTGAACGTGTTGGTGTTGATGTCCTGCAGGTACGGCGTCCGGCTGCTCGCCATGATCTGCACACGCTGATCGCTGTCATCCCACTGTATCACGTGATCGAGCTCCTGCTCGACCTGCCGCTTTTCGAGCGTTGCCTGGTTCTTCGCCCCGGAAAAGTAAAGCCGCATTAGCTCTTGGTCCTCCTTGATCTCGTCCGGCAGGAACTCCCAAGCCGACACGCCATAGGTCGCTTCCTTGGAAACGGCCTTGACCCCCTTGTTCTTGTCACGCCACCTGTCCACGTTATCCATAATAGCATTGCGCTGGGCCACGAAAAATCTGTCCAGGTCCTTCCTGAAGCTCCGCTCGGCCGGTTCCAGCACGCGCTCGATGTAGTCCTCCGAGTAGTCCCTGGTCTGCATCGCCTTTGCCTTGATGAAGGCACCTTCCTGCCCCGGGTTAAAGCCTGCCACCGGCTTTACCGGCTGCTCGGCGAGGTGTGGCCACCGCTCGACGTCATCTTCTTTGAGCGGTATCTCCATGATCCGCGAGGCGAGGACCGGCGGGTAATTGAGCTGGGTGGTCATGATGCCAGCGGTTTTTACGCGCTCCTGCATGTCCCCCTGCAGTGCGGGGACCTTGGAGTAATCGGACACGAGCCGATACCTTCCCTGCTCCACGAAGTCGAGCATCTGCCCGTTGAGCGCGTTGTTGATGAGTTTATCTATCGGGATATAGGTGTCGTACCACAGAAGTTTTCGCCCTTCGCGGATGGTTGCATAGTTGATATCCTCGTAGTCACCGACACCGATCCGGTTCATCCCGTAGGCCCCGAGCACCTTCTGCCGCGTCCATTTCTCCTGGTTGACGTAGTCGAGGTCCACCGACGAGAGCGAGTGCTGCACGTACTTCAGCCCGCCGGACAGGAACGCCACCCGGCGCCGGTCCGTCCCGGTGTAGCTCTTGTACCACTCCTCGCGCAGCTTGTCCAGTTCCTCCTTCGGGACGAACTGGTCGCTGGTCACCGACCCGTCGAGCTGCCCGTTGTTGGCAAAGATGGCCTTATTGTAGATGTCCGCCTGGGCGTCGAGTTCCACCGCCGACGCAACGGAGGAAAACGGGGATACCCCCTTGAGCAGGTCATATGGATTTACCATGTAAATACGGATAATCTCGCCGTGATCGAAGTCGATCTCGGTCCCCGGCCGGTGGTCGATGGTAAAACGCCAGCCCTTCAGGGCCTTCCGGCCTCCGCCGGCCTGCTCGTAGACGGGCTCAAAAAAGCTGTCAGGATATGGAAACAACTCGTCCGGTATCTCGCCCTTGTCGAGCCTGACCTTGTCATCCTTCGCCCGGTTCCAAGGGATCAGGAAGCACTGCCCACCGCTCGACGCACCCCGCTTATCCACCGGCAGCAGCAGCATGGAGATGATAAGCTCAAAAAACGGGACCTTAGTCATGAGCTGGTTCGGCTTCTCCAGCAAGCGCAGCACGGCATGGTCCTCCACATACCGCCCGCCCTTTTTCTCCTGGAGCAGGCGTTCCAGCGTGGCAACGCTGTTGATAATCGCCCGCACGCAGCGGTACACCCAGACGTGGTATGCATAGGCCCGGTTGACGACGTTCCGTGCGCTCTCCTTGCGGTCGTTGCTGCTCATCATGAAAAAGCCGGGATCCAGATTCGGCACCGTGGCCGCCTTAACGACCATAGGGTTCCCCAGCCTGTCCACGATGACCGGAGTCGCGGCACTCATAGCTTCACGTGGATCCCGGCCGAGGTGGTGGTGCCCGCGGCACGGATACCGTGAACGCCGGGGATAACGTGCCAACCGGTCTCGGCAAGGGCAATGGCCTTCGCCGCGGCCTGCGTCATGCCGATGCCCCAGAAGCATACCGAACCAGCTGAGTTCAACGACACGTGGCTGACCGACGTATCGTTACCGTGCGAGTCCACGAATTCCACGTCGTTTCCCGCGTCGATGTGCTGAGAGATGTTCTCGATCCAGCCGTTTCGCGTCGCGTCGCCCTCATCAACCGGGGCGGTGATTTCTACTGTAGCCATGTTATTCCTCCTTCTCGGTCTTTAACGGAATTTATTCGATTATTATTGTGCCATCGCCACAATTGGCAACCAGTTTAAACATTCTGCCAATATTGTTTTTATCCGCAAGATGCTTAAAAATTTCTCTCGAAAACCGCAATCCATCAATTACTACAACATCTGGATTTTCCTCTATCTTGCACCACATATTGCCCTGTTTTATGGCAGACTCTGAAATTACCGAGGTTATTTTATCGACCTCTTGAACGAGATAGCTGATTTTTGCGCTGTCTGAGCTATCGTCATATACTGAAATTTCATTAATCAAAATATCCTCCTATTACACGCTTATGGACACCTGTGACCCGAGCCTATCCCGCTCCGTGGCATAACGCAGCGCCGCGATGCAGTGATCGTCACGCTCGACCGGCTGGTTTATCGTCTCGCCGTCCTTGGTCTTCTCCCACTGGTACTGTGAGAACTCGTTTACTGTATGCGGACACCTGTTCTTGTCGATGACGATATGCCATTGCTGCAGCCACTGGATGGCATGCCACACCGAATCTCTGCCTTTCGCCACCGGGTAGGCCGAAATCGAGTTCGGCCCCTGCGTGTGGAGCTCCGCGATCGACTTCGGCTCGGCACAGTCGCACCAGACCGTCGATTCCCCGACCATCGGATTCGCCTTGGCTGCCAGCACGTCGTTCGTCATCCCGTGGCCGTAGACCTCGTTGATGATATAGATTGTCTTTTTCGCCGTGTTGATCGACACGTCGAGCACCGCGCTGGGGTCGTTGGTAAATCCGAAGTCCAGGCCATACCGGTGCGAGTCGAACTGCATACCGGCAAGGTCTGCTGTTTCCCAATTGGTGAAAATGATATCACCGAGTACTCCCCATTTACCGTCTGCATACACATCTTTCTGGTAACCGGTATAGGCAAGGAGGGTTTTCCGGTCCTGTTCCGTGAGAAATTTATTGTCGCGAAAGGTTGAATGAAATATCAACAAATCCTCATTGCATAGGTATTTAATGCTTTCACCGCTGAACCATCTCTTTGAAATCCAATGAGATCGGAATATCGGGTTAAACGACAATACGGTTCGCTTGGGGACATCGCTCAATCCGCGCATGCGCCGAACGAGCTCATCGAATGCCGACTCATTGATCTCGGTAGCCTCTTCAACCCGGAGATCGGTCAAGGTGCCAACGGGGACCGTTATTGATTTCAATTTTTCCACATCGTCGAGTCCGCGATATAGCATCACGTTCCCGCGGGGCTTATGCGTAATTAATAAATCGTCTTCGCGTATCTTAAAAACCGAGGAAAGACCCCATTCCCGAATAACCCGGCACCTTTCGGCGAATACCGAATCACGCAG